TTTAGGTGTCGCTTTCACTTGCTGCTCCGCTGCTTCCTGTTCGCTAATTGTAGCAGGAATTCCCCCTTTAGTTCTCTGTAAAGGAAAAGGGTGCGAAGGTGCTTTCTTTGGCTTTGCTGGCTCTCTATACCCAATCTTGTATAGGATCGTTTTGTTTGTATTTAAAAGGTCGGTAGTAACTCGAAATGAGTCTACGGGCGCACCCTCAACTAGTTCCTCCAGCTGCTTAATCAATGCCAATTGCAACGGAAACAATACATTTTTTTGATATTCTGTAATCATTATAATAATATATACGGGTTACCCCCTGTTAATAAATAAATAAGTACCATGTAACATAAAACATCTACCTCGTCATCATGCTTGCCGTTCGGGAATTGTTCACATTGAGCAAGGAACGGTTTAATCCAATTGCCTTCATCAATCAAAACAACACGTCCACCTCTTAACGGGCTTTCAATTTCGTTAACCCTTGTTGTTTTTCCTTTCCTTACTAAAGCGTCGTCTATCCCATCAGTATTGAAGCCCTCTTGGAATAAGAAATCCTTAAACGCCTCACCGCTTGACTTCAACTCAATATGGATTAAGCTTTGATTCGTAACGCCATTTAAACGAGCATCGTCCCCAATAAACCCAATAGCTTTACTTATCTTCTTTCTGAACGATTTAACGCCCCTAATGTATAGAATATTATCCCTCTTATCGTGGTAACAATAACCAATAGCCGTTGGATCGTTCTTTACTTTTTCCGTCCACGCCCCATCAACCACCGCATCAAAGTTAACGTAATTAATATTAAAAGGCAATTCCGACGGCTTCATAATCTTAAACCATTCTCCTTTTATCATATCACCACCTTTTACTTTTGGCTCCTGTTGATACAATCCTGCAAACGTCCTAGGTTCGGTTTTTCTTATATAATTTAACCTTTCCAAGCTGTGCAAGTTCGGGAATAGTGCGTCTCCCATTTCTCGTGGATCGTTCGGGTCCGTATCATCTACCTTAATCGCTGGTATCTTAATCACTTTCCATCTGCCGCCATCTTCAAGCAATCCGTCCCTCTTTAACAAACGCCCTGCTTGATCATCTTCGTGTCTCCTGGTTATCGTAAACGCAACCTTTGAATCATTGTGCAAACGGGCTTCTAATTCATCCGTATACCATTCGTGCGTCCTGTTTCTATAGGTCAAGCTATTTGCCTCCTGTGCGTTCTTAATCAAATCGTCAAGGAACGCCAATTTTGCAGGATTTCCAGCAATACCACCACCAACGCCAACAGACTTCAAAAAGCCACGCCCTCCAACAATCTCAAACTCTTCACTATTTTTAATATAACTTCCTTCTGCGCTAGATACAACCCTCTTTTCGTTTAGCTTTGTCGCTGGAAAAATAGCTGCATATTCTGGACTATCCATAATACGCTGAATCTTCCTATTATACTTTTTTGCCATCGTGCTATTGTACATTATCAATAAAGCTTGATAATCAATACTTTGACCAAAAGCCCACGCAGGAAGGAACTCGGTAAGCATTGTACTTTTTTGATGTTGTGGCGGCATGAAGATCATTAAAAAAGGGTGCTTGTCCGTAAGTACCCAATCTTGCAGCACGTCGCAACAATATTTGTGGTGCCAATTCCATGTAAACTCGTCGGGTGATAGATGACGTAAGAAAGTGAAGAAACTTGTCCTTGACCGCCTCCTTTCTCTCTCTAAGAGTAATTTGTAATACTCTATTTTCTCCGCTTTCGTTAACGCCATTATTTACCCTTGGAATTTCTTAATTTTATCGTCTAGTTCATCGTCTTCTAAATCATCAGCTTTTACAACTTCTCGAACTTGCTTGTCTTTATGTCCGTGGTTATTCTTTAAATCAAAAATAACTCCAGCTGCTGTATAGTCTCCTGTGAGCATACCTTCCACCTTATTATTTTCGATAAAAAGCTTCGCCTTTTTTATAGTGTCCAAAAACCCTTTGTCTTCATCGTCTGTATACCCTTCGTAATTCAGCAAAGACATACGACTATTAAAGTCTAATGCCAACGCTAAACCCTGTACAGTTAACGGTCTATCATTGCGCTTTTGCTTCTTGTAATAAGCATCTATAGCCTTTTGCATTTTCTCCACTGTGTCAAACTTCCTCGGTCGTGCCATAGTATTTTTAATCTTTTAAAAATTCATCTAAAATAGGCTTAATATCACCCCAATGTGACGTACCAATGTATTTTAAAATTAAGCACCCTGCCAATAGGTCTTTTTCTTTAGTTTCATCCTTACTTAAATTAAAGCACTTAATAACACGATTGACGTGTTCTACTGGCGTTCTCTCTCGTGGCGTATTTAGTCCGTTCATTACACCTCCAGTTTATCATCACCTAAGTACGGCTTTAGCGTTTCGGTAAGGGTGCGTAAGTGTTTGGTTAGATTCTTATGCTGTAACCTTAGTTCACTTCCTGCCGCTCCTTGTAAGTCATCGACACTTAAGCCCATTAAGGACTGAACTACTGCCAAGCCCCCAACCGCTTCAATCTGCTTTTGCATTTCAAAGGTGCTGGGATGAACTTTAGCGATATGTATAATGTTGTCAATCGCTTCTTCACTTGGCAATGATTCGTCGTCCTGCATTAGGCTTGCGGTTCTATCTATTGCACTAACTAGCATTCGGCTCACTTGCTCTTCTGTATAGTATTTCATTTTATTGTTTTTTATATGGATCTTCAAACTCAAAAAAATCTTGTTGTTCTTGGTCAGTCATTTTGTGCGTACCTCCAAAGTGACCAAGTGTAAGTATTGCACGCTCTAAAGCTTTTGCTTTTGCATCTAAGCTTGGTTTTAATCTCTTTTTATAATTCGAGTCGTTTGTGTTAAAAAACTCAATAGAGCACAACTGCTCTCTCATTACATCAAGGGAAATACCAATAACAATTTCTTTCACGTTCATTTTCAATAATTTAAGTCATTCGAGAATATCGAACAACTGATTTAAAAACGGGGCTGAGAACTTAAAAACTCAACCCCTAACTAACTAATTTTAAACTTCGTGGGACTAGCAGGAATCGAACCTGTTTGTTAGGAGTAAAACGCCCGATATGGGATTAATTGATAACCTAACTTCCAATAGGTCTCGCACCTAAACTACGACCTAAGTCGAATACTCGTTTTACTGACAATATACCCTTTATGCCATTCTAGTCTTATATCGTGGAGGTGGTAGGATTCGAACCTACTTAAACCCAGTTGCCCCTTTTGCAATTCACGGAATCGAACCGCTCAACTGGTTATGCCTTTTTGCTGCACCCCCTAAAAAACGTACGACCGAAGCCGCACGCTACCCAAACCCCTTTACTTTTTAAACCCCTTTTTAATTGTACGGATTAGCTGATTTACTAGCTTTCTATAACCAAACCACTTCTTCCAAAACTTTCGCTTTTCTATTTCTTCAATCGCTTCTGACAACTCCACTTGAAACGCCAATTGAGCAACTTCTAAGTCTTTTAGCTTTACTTCCAAGCTTGATGCCTTCTTTTCCAGCTTTAACGCCTTCTGCTCAAACTCTAGTGCCTGCAAAGCTAAAGTATAGTGATTGTATTTTTTTAGTTCCCTAAGTCTTTTACTATTTACCATTTTATATATTTTCCAAGTCCTTTAAAATCAATTCAAAAACAAAATCCTGCACACTCATGCCTAAATCTTTCGCTCTCACTCGCACCTCTATTGGTATTTTCAGTTTGTAATTATACCAAGGGTGCGCTTCTAGGAGTGGGTTTTTCGGTGGTCCACTCCTAGTCCTTCCGTCCTCTTTTACTTTCTTGTATGCCATGTATTGAAGATACGAAACTTTGAGAACATACGCAAATTATAGGGCTTTTAAATGAGAAACTTCCACTTCGTAATGATCCGTATTTATATCTATGCATTCACACTCTAAATTTTCGTCATCAAGAAACTTCAAAAACATTAATTTATGCCCCTCTATTAATTCTGGAGAATTAAGGATAACCTCGACTGGATCGCCAAACTCCAAAACCTTTGCCGCTTCTTTGGGGGCTTTGGTAGTGCATAGCGGTTCGTTATCTAGATCTGATTGGGACACAATTAAAACCCGTTGACCAGCTTTACCTACCGAATAAAACGTTTCAACAGGATCGCCCACCTTAAAAGCTTTGGGGGCGTGCTGGAGTTCGCTTAAAAGAAATGTGTCGTCATAAACATTACCCTCTGGACTTCTTAACAATGCCCTTGTATTGTCTAAACTCTCGATTCTTTGAACCACTTCATCTTCGGCTAACTGCCTGAACCAATCGCTCCAATTAAACTCAGGATCTTTTACCAAAACAACCGAATCGCCCACCTTAAAACCGCCCTCGGTTTTTTCTGGTTCGCTTTTGGGTTCGGCTTTCGTTGTGTTAGCGATGTTTTTACCTAGAATCGTTTCTCCCTCGTGAACTGTCGCAGAAGATACACCACCTTTAGGAAACGCCATCGAAACCGCTTGGTCCATTAAATCCTTAATTCCCCCAATCGCTCGAAATGTTTTATCTTTTTCTAACACATCTATGCGCTTACCTAACTCCTGGTTCTCCTTTTCGTTCTTAGCAATATAAACACCCATCTCGTGATTTTCTTTATCAAGCATCTTGACGCTCTCTCTCAGCGTGTCTATTTCTTGCCGCTTGGTCTGCCTTGGCGTTGGTGTTGCGCCCGTAAGTCCCCGTATTTCTTCGGCTATTTGGGCGAATGTCTTAATAAAGCCAAAAGGGTGTACTTTACCTGAAATAATTTCTGTGGCTTCTAAATCTACAAGCTCACACCCTAAAGAAAAACGATAATCACCTATTATTTTATAATAATGATTCACTTCTTTCTGAAATCCGTACGCCTTTAACTGGTTTTTTAATTCCTTTTTCATAACTAATTTATTTATTTTTAAAAACCCCGTCCTTTCTTCCTTCCTTCCTTCGGACTTATCCACTAGTTTAAGAATGGTTTTTGAACGGGGCGTTTGTTGTTTTTATTCGGCTTCAATTGGAGCTTCTAATTGCCACATCCAATGAGTAGGATTTATCTTGTTTCCCATTTGCCCAGCTCGCCAAGTCTTTTTACCTTGTGCGTTCGAGTGGTATGTTCTATAGCTTGCTGTTATTGGCTCGTAATGGTTGACATTGCAAACCAGTACCTTTGTGCCGTCCTTAGGTGCGCTTTTTATCGGTTCCCAGCTATAAAGCGACAAAAGGATATTACTAAGCAATTCTAGTTCTTTTTGCTGTTCCCTTATGCTCTTTTGGTAATGATCTTTTGATTCTAATTTAACAGAAGCGTTTTTGCGCATCCGAAGACGTATCAACTCTTCTTTTACTGTATCTACCTTTTTGAGCAAGTAATTTATTTCTTCTTTCATGGCTAATTTTAATATTATTAAACTCGGCTTTACTCCGATTTGGTTTTTGTTATTTCTTTTCTATACCTAAAGCTTTCATTATAGAGGGGTAAGCTTCCATTCTCAACTTCTCTCTCACTCCTTGAACCGACAAGATTGCTTTTACATCTGTCTTAGTTTCTGTAAGCATATTCTGGACAATTGTTTGGCAAACTTTACTTTGCAACTCTTTACTCACAAAGTCGGTCACTTCTTTCCAGTTAATATTATTCCAAGCATTTTCTAAAACCTCAGCAGGAATTGACCGTTTATCTGAATGATGATAGTCAATGTATCTACAGTCTGAAATTTGCTTTAAAATAGTTTCCTGCACTTTTTTTTGAATCTGTTCTTCGAAATTCATAATAACATTTTTAAACTAAAAACGCCCCTTCGTGCCGTATAACGTGGTATGTTACGGCTCAAAGAAGCGTTTTTTTATTTTTATAATCTTCCTCAGCATACCACTACTGATTTTTGTTCTTTTTAAAAGCGTTGTGTATATTTCGCCACAACGCTTTTTTAGAGTACCGTTAACGCCATCCTAAGATGATCTTTTTCGCACTTGTAAACAAATGACTAACGCCGCTGTCCCAATAAGGTCCCACGCACTCTTTTTTTTTGACAAGGAGCAGGGGCGGCATCTTCACCGCCCAAAACTCACAAGGCAACAATCATTATAATTGCCACAATTCAAAGATAGGTAAAACTATGCGTACATACAAATACTTTTACCTATTTATTGAAAGTATTTTAAAATGGTAAATCGTCAACATCTCCCGTTGGTGGGATTGTATACTGCTCTGGCGGCTCATTACTCGCACCCTTCACAGCTTCCAACCTCCAAGCGTTGACCGAAACAAAGTAAACGTCTTTATTCTCTTTGTTCGTCCATTTTCTACCACGACAATTAAAGAAAACATTAATATCATCCCCTATCTTATGCTTGTCGATAAGATCACACGCTGCCTGTGCTAATTCAAATTTAACCATTTGCGGATACTGCTCGTCCGTTTCAATCACAAACTCACGTTTCGCAAAAGTATCTGTTACTTGCTGCTTTTCCATTATGGCAATCACTTTGCCCGTTAATTTTAATTCACTCATTGCTATTTGTTTTTATTAAGTTCTGAAATTGTTAATGCTGATAAAATGTTACTATAAATCCTTTCTTGCCTTTTTAGGTTTTTCATTATTGGAGAATCTTTCCCACGCCCCCTATATTCTAATAATCCAATCTTTTCATTAATTGTCGCAATCTTCTCACTCAAATAATTCATTTCTTCTTCCATAATTGTCGCAATCTTCTCACTCGAATAATTCATTTCTTCTTCTTCCATAATCCTACGCTTTTTTATTTTGTTATTTGTTTTTATGCTTAATTATAAAATCCTTTTTTAAAGCCCGTTCACTATAATCTCTACTTATTGCATTTCCACATCTCCAACAATTAGGTTTTGACGCTTCCGAAGACTTTGCTGTGTCGTAGCCGCATTTAGTACAAACCTTGTAATACACTTCAAAATCTTTCGATTTAGCACCTTGAAAAACCCTAGTCGTGTAATTAACTTCTGCTAAGACGCTCTCTTGAATTGTGTTTTTTATCAACTCTTGTTCGGTCGCTGTAAGATCTTCCCATAGCTTATTTTCGTCGTGTCCGTAATTTTCTAATGAAAAAACAATAGCTTTAGGTATTTTAAATGACATTCTGTATTCCATAATCCTACGCTTTTTTAAGTTTCAATAAATATTTTCCGTTATCGCTCGATGCGATGTAATAATCCTTTTTTAATCCTTTTAGCTCCAGAAGCTTTTCGGCTTTGTTGCCCGTTGTCAAATCAACTGTTACCTCTTTAAATTTCTGCACAACAGACGAAACAGTTATTTTAACGCTCCTTTCCGACGGCTTGGCACTCCTGGTTCTAGGACAGCCCTTTTGTGAATCCAAGTTGTCAATATGCAAATTTCTAGGATCTCCATCAATCACAAAAGCACGCTGATTGTTTTCAAGTCCGAAAAATGCGTCTAACATTAAATCTTGAACCACATACCATTCGTTTTGAATCTTAATCCTAAACTTTCTGTTTGTGCCGCTTAGGCTTGGCGAAAGAACAACAACAGCGTAATTTA